CAAGTGGGGTTGTACCTGATGCAGAAATAAAAGATAATAACTTTGCGTCTTTTATGTTAACAGGAAAATCCCACGTAAGTATGAATGCATTAATTGATTTGCAATATAAATAAAAGGAAAATACTATGACAAAACTTTCACTTGTACAAGGAATTGAAAAGTACAAAACACCCGTAACTTTAGGTGACGGAGTTGTAACTATTACAGATGCTACTTACACTGTAACAACAGAACAATCAGGCTCTACATTTATTTTTGCTAGAGCAGCAGGAATTGTTGTAACTCTTCCTGAGTTAACTGCAGCAGCAAGTGGTGAGCAATATAAATTTATTGTTGGCACAACTTTCTCAGGAGCAGGAAAAATTAATACAGGGGCAACAGCAGATTTGTATTCTGGTTTTGCTATCTTGTCTGACCCAGCAACTGCTGGTGACACTAATACTTTCATACCAGATCAAAGTAACGATGATACTATTGATTTGGGATCAATAGAGCAAGGTTGGCTCTCTGGCGGTATGATAACATTAACTGCTCAGTCAGCTACTCGTTGGCACTGTGCGGCATATTTACTTGGTGACGCTACATTAGCAACTCCATTTGAGTAATAGCTAAGTATGGTTGTTAACAAAGCAGGTAACTATACAAAACCTACTATGCGTAAGAAACTTTTTAATAGTGTGAAAGCTGGAAGTAAGGGTGGAAGGGCAGGTCAATGGTCTGCCCGGAAAGCCCAGCTTCTCGCTAAAAAGTATAAAGCCGCAGGTGGTGGGTACAGATAGTGGCCTTAAAACCAAGTCAGAAAAGTCTTAAATCGTGGACTAAACAAAAGTGGCGTACTAAAAGTGGTAAGCCATCAAGCAAGACAGGTGAACGCTACTTACCTACTAGTGCAATTAAATCTTTGTCTAGTAGTGAGTATGCTGCAACCACACGTAAGAAACGAGAAGATACTAAAAAAGGTAAACAGTTTAGCAGACAGCCACAGAGTGTAGCTAAAAAGACCAAACGGTATAGGAAAGTATAATGGCTGAAGTAGAATACAAAGGCGTAAAAGTAGGTGGCTCTAAGCTCTTGCTAATCATTCCGCTTTGTGGTACAATTATAGGTGGACTTTGGGGAGGCTTTGAAGCTTATCAAAGATATTTATCTATGGAAGAAAAGATAGCTAACTTTGTATCACCTGATCTATCTCATATAGATAATCATATGAACATGGTAGAAGCTGAGTTAGGTATTATTAGTGCTGAGTTTAAAGCACTAAAAGAAGTAGACGCTGCAACTGGAGCAGTAATACGAGAGCAGATTAACTCTGTCAAAGCAATCTCTGCCCAACTACAAACAGATCTACACGATCTACGAATGGATCTTAATCAAGATACAGCAGAGACAAACAACGCTATTGAAGTTAAGTCAGACAAGATAAACGCTAATATAGATAA